TCAATGAGAAGAGCCGCATTGGTCATGATCTGATCCTTGCCAAACCACTCATTCTTAGATGCCCACTGAATAGCCTTTGGATCGTACTGCCCCTGCTTCTGTTGATTCTGAGCAGGAGTTTCCTTTGTCTGCTGCGCCTCAAGACGGTTTGTGTACTCTTCCAGATCCTGACGACGCTGACGAACCTGAGTCATCTCGGCATAAGCTCGGCTCATTTCCTCTTGAGCCTTAAGCATGCCGTCCGTGTCAGAACTCTCTGCTGCCCGCTTGAATAGATCCTTGGCAGAATCAATTCGTGTCTTTAGTTGGCTTTCGGTGCTTTCAATCGTACTCTTGATACTGGTTGAAAGCTCCTTTTCACGAACCTGTACGGAAGTCCTTAGCTTTTCGACCTCGTCACGAAGCTTAGAAATCTCTTCTTCGCGTTCCTTACGCTGCTTGATAAGCTGGCGAATACGCTTCTGAGCGCCGCGAGTTTCGATGCCTTCCAGTTCCTTAGATTCTGGATTAGGCTGGGCTTCTGATTGATTTCCAACTTCTGCTGTGTCATTATTGGACCTTGTATCCGAAGATTCCTCAGTTCGTGTAACTTCAATGTTCGTTTCAGGAGCAGTCTGGGCTTTCTTTTGCTCATTAGACTTGTCTTCCTGACCTTCGATTTCAAACTCTACCTTCTTGCCCGCACCATCCGCAGACAGATCAATAGTTGACCAACCATTGTCAACCTTGTCATTAGCCATTTTGTTTCCTTTCAAACACGCGCTAGTTACGAAACTAACGATTACGTTGAGATGGGTTACATAGTAACATACTAGATGTTGCTATGCAAAACCAGTTATTCAAACTATTAGTTGGAGAGATTGTACGTCGTATCTAGATCCTTTGGATTGTCAAGTTTCATGATGATCTGATCATCGTAGACTAAAAGAAGCTTTACACCCTTGAATACAAATTTCTGGCCGATATGCTTTCCGTAACACACGTAGTCACCCTCAGAACACCAAGGGCCATTCGGGAACTTTGTAGTATCCTTGTACGCAATTTCGCCAATCTTCAGAACCTTGCCAATCGTGGTTAGATAAGCAACATCATCCTTTACCTTGTCTGGTAGGTATACTCCACCCTTTGTCTTGGCTCGGATTGAAACTGGACGAATAAGAACGTGATACGCTGGCAGCGTTGGCAGATCCTTCTTGTCAAGCTTTACACCTTCATCCGTAATCCACTCACCATTGTCAATAGCCTTGTCCATTTGAACATTAAACATGTCTTGGATTATCTTCCTTTCTTTCTATTGGTTTGATTGTCGGTTTCATCTTCATCGTCTTGGTCATACAACCGAGACTTGACTATGTGATGAAGAGTTTGCTTGGCTATCTCAATGCCTTCGATTTTACCGACAACCTCACGATAGGAAGAATAATCTGAAGCTTGACCAGAGACAAGGAATTTTGTAAGCTCGCCTATTTGCTTGTTTAACCCGACAAGCATTTCATCCCATATAACCATATCTTTATATCTTTATCACTGCATCTTTGCTTGTGACTTATCCTGCTGAAGGATCTGGGAAAGGATATCGGCAGCCTTTAGTGCCTTGTCCTTTTCAATACCCTGCTGTGTCTTGGCTAGATCCATGATTGCTTGGAGGGCAACAATAGCCTTCTTGTTGCTGCGATCCTTTTCCTTTTCATTAATCGCAGTGCTTGTCTTGATGCCTTCCTTCATCATGTCAATCCGCATTGCAGTTTCCTTGAGATCAAGTTCCCTGTTACGCATTGCAGCATCAACGCTTTCTTTTGCTAGCTGGGCCTGTACCTTGCCCTGCTCAATTTGGAGACGCTGTGCTTCTAGCTGGACCATCTGGGCTTCTGGAGTGTTTGTCTGCTGCATCTGAGCCATTGCAGCATTAGCTTGCATGACTTGCTGGGCAGCTTGAGCCATTACCATTTCGATGACTTGAGGATCATTTGCGTTGATCTGCCCAGTCTGCTGTGCAGCTTGCATCATCTGTCGAGCAACGCCATTGACTTGCTCTTGGTACTTCATGACCATGTGTTCTTGGATGTTGGCCTGTAGGATTGGAGCTACACGCTGCATGATTGGACTTGCTCCATTCATTGGGTCCTGCAAGTACATCATCTTTGCTTGAACGTGTGCGTCGTGGTTCTGACCAACAAATGCCCTGATTGGGAGACCCTTGACGGCAGCAGCGATATCCGAGACCGGATCAAGAGGAACCGGCTCCACCTTACGTGGCATGATCTTGTCCAGATTTGGAATGTTTGCTGCCTGTAGGATTGTCCTGTTAAGAACCTCCATATCAAACATGCCGGGTGGAGATGACTGTGCGAGGTTCATTGCCATCTGAGCCATCATCATCCTGTGTGCATTTGATGGAATGTTTGGATCAGATACTGGAACTACGTCAATCTTGCCATCAAAGTCAGAACGGAAAATAACAAGTGTTCCGTCTGGAACATCCAAGCCACTCTCTTCCGGAAGATACTCGTAGTTGATGCGAGCTAGAAGCTTGAACTCTTCCTTCTGTGCCTTGTGCAGACGCTTGTGGATTGCGCTGAAGAACTTGCTTGAAGCCTCCAGTAGAGCCATCGTAGTACCGACAGGACCGTAGTTACCAGCATCCGAGATTACTTGTTCGGTCGTGTCGGCAAACTTCTGGGCTGCCGCACTGATAAACTGGAGCATCTGGAATAGTGTCTGTGAAGGCTCCTTGTACGGTAGTGGAATGATCATCTTTGTCAGATCATTACCGACTGCCTCGACTTCCTTCCATTCACCGGGTGCAATAGGATTGTTGTCTCCTACAATACGGACACCCTTTGCCTTGAAACCGCCAGCTAGGTTTGCAAACTGACCAGCATCAACAAGACTACGCATTGCGGCAGTAGCCGTCAGCGTCATGTTTCCAAGGAAATGAATAAGACCTAATCCGTAGAATCCAAAACCCGGTACAAACTTGTAGTGCGTAAAGTAGATCTTCTTTTCCTTGCGCTTGTCATCTTTGTCGTAGTTCCTGCGGATAGACAAGACCTTCCTGCTTTCATCCTCTACCGTAATGATATACGGAAGTGGAACCATTTCGTTATGACCCTTTGGAATAAACTTCTTTGGTAGCTCTAGATAGCAGTGATGCTCCAGTACCGTGTACTGGGGATCCATGCTAAGTGATGGAGACATGCCCATGATCGAATCAATCTTCTGACCAATGGTTGTCTGCTTTGGCATTGGAGCATCAGTCAGGTTTACATCACGGAACCTACCGGATGAAACTGCTCTGATCATCTCTACTGGACTGTAGTAGATTACATGAGTGTAGCGATCTGCCCTACGAAGATCAGTTGCATTGTAGGACACGTAGAACTGGTCAATAGGGACAAACTCTGAAACTGGTCTATTAAGGTTCTCGTCAAAGTAGATCTTCTTGAATGCGGATCCAATAAGTGGCAGATGGAATAGCATCCGCTCAAACTCATCAAAGTATTCTGGCATGAGTTCAGTGATCTGGTAGTTCATGAACTCCTTGATGCGCTTGGCTTGGTTTTCACGCTCAACGCTAAACTCACCCAAAATCTGCGTCTTAATCGGACCAGCAGGAGGAAAGAGTTCCTGAGTAGCCTTTGACTGGAACTTGACTGCTGACTCAATTAGGACAGGATGTACTGCCGTGCAAGCACCTTCAAATGGCTCTGATGTCTCCTCAAGCTTCAGACCGAGAAGATCAAAACCTCTCTCAAACATGCTTTCCCACTCAGCTCTTGACTGCTTGTCGGCTTCAAAGTGGTCAAATACCATGCTTGAGATTTCATTAAGTAGCTGATCATCCAGATCGTCAACTAGGTTCCTGTAGAAATCCTCTTCGTCTTCCATTCCATTGGAGTCTTCATCCTCCATTTCAGAGGATTCAAATTCGACGGTAACTTCTCCGCTGATTGGATCAACCTCAATGGAAGTCTCTGAACCGCTGAAATCAGTCTGCTCGATTTCAATCTTTGGTTCAGCAGTATCTTCCATCTTATCAAAAGGATTACGCTCTACAGCCATGTGTTCTTTCTTTCCCTTTTACTTATCGACGATATGGATTTTTAACTACTATTGATCCACCAGATGCTTTTTCAGTCTTTTTAGCAGCAGCCTTCTTGTCCACTTTTTGGGAATAACCAACTATGAATTCCTTTGGAATAGGACCATTGAACCTGAGTTCCGTCAGGGCGTAATACGGCTGGTTAAGCTTGAAATCGTAGGGTTGAAACTTTTCCCTTGAATCTGGAGATAGAAGTCTATTGATGCTGAATTCACTACGTTGATTTGCCAAGTGCTTTTCAAAGTATTCCTTTGGAATCTCTACTTGAAGTAGTGCTCTGTCTTCAAAAGGATTGTGCTTGGCCTTTCCAGTCTTGGCACCTTTTACATATGCCTTTTCACCACCAGCCATTGAAGCATATCCAAATCCAGTATCCGGATCTGGAGAAAGGTACGTCTTTCCTTCACGGTCTGGCAGAATTCCATTCTTCCTAATGCTTTGAATATTCCGGTAGTCGGTTCCGTGCCATAGAGTTATCTTGCCAGTACGTTCAAGTTCTTCTTCCCACCACTCCTGTTTTGGCTTTGGATAATCAATTTTTGGAATATCACTGAGTGCTTCTTCAACTACGTCAGCCGACATTCTTTGTGTAGTTGTCCGTGAAGCTACATCGTCGGCGCTTCCTTCAGTTTTCAAAACCCTTTCTGAAATGTCTTCCAGTGAAGACAAACCAGAACTAGAACGCTTGGCCTCCTTTGCCGCACCAGCAGCACTTGATGCTTTTGGCAGACCTTTGGCAACCATCATCAATATGTCAGTCAAAGCACTCATTATCACCTTTTATATTATGAAAAGAATAGCATCAAACACGCCAGTACGCAACTCGCTTGGTCTTGCGACGATCTTCATCATCAAGCCACTTCTTGTCTTCTGGATGAAGAAGACGCCAGCTTTCCTTTACGTAGTGCACTGCCATTATGCATGCATCAACTTGGTCATCGTGCTGTGCGTATGGAAATCCAATCAATTCATCAAACAAGTCATTTGACCAACTACGATCTTTTGGCAGCCACACACGCCTTGACTCAAACATTGGCGATGCGGAGTAAACGCGGGATACCTTGTCCTTGTCTGGTGTGTATTCCAGTACTGGCAGTCCAGACTTTCTCATGTCTTGAATCAGAGATTGACCACTAGCCTTCTTTTCGACAATGCAGATATCGGGTCTATGTTTCCTGTACTCTTGAGCCGCAATCCTACGAAGTTCAGGATACTCGTATCTACCCTTCATGTTGCCCAATAGGATCAAGTTTGACGTTACCGTCTCTACACCATTCAATTCATTTGTGTCAATGTTGTTGAAGATGCCCCATGTCTGGATGACGCTGTAGTCTGCCGTCGTCCTTGTAGAAAATGCAGTGTCGTAGGTCTGGATGATGAAGTCACATCGTGGTGGTTCATGACCCTCCCACCAAGTTACCCAGTTCTTCTTGATGATGCCGCCTTCGTCTGGCATCGGGTTCTGCATGTAAAGGCTTTCCCAGTACCTACTACCGTTGGTTGCACGGATTTCCTGCTCGTCTAATGCCAGTACTTCATCTGATTTCCACTCTGGAAAGTAGCTTGAACCCTCCGGAAGATCCAGCAATTTGGCCGAGTGCCTGTCCAGCCACGCTGGAATACGGATGACATCCCACCTTTTGGAAAATGGGATATCCATCTTCTCTTCCTGCCGTAGAAGCCACCCACAGAGGTCATCGTGGTGGTATCTGGTGTTGATGATGATGATTGACCCATTAGGCATCAGACGAGTACGCAAGCCACTAGGCCACCATTCCTTGATGTACTTACGACCAGCCGAAGAAATGGCATCTTCTTCCGACATGGCATCGTCCAATATGGCGATATGTGCGCCTCTACCCGCAATCTGACTTCGGACACCAGCAGCGTAGTAGGATCCATTCTTGTTTGTCATCCACTTGCCGGATGCTCGTACGTCCTGCCTTAGCTGGACACCATTGAAGACAGTCGTAAACTCTGGCATATCGACAATATCACGGACAGACCGGCCAAAATCACTTGCCAACTGGTCCGAGTGGCTGATTGTCATGATTTCGTGCTTCGGATTCCTGCCTATGTACCACGAAGGGAACAACTTTGAGCAGATTACCGACTTGCTTGAGCGTGGTGGAAGGAAGACCATCAACCTCTTGATCTTTCCATCTACCACCATCTGCAACTTCTGGGCAATGACCTCAATGTGACGCCCCATCTTGAACCCGTCAACCACTTTTGGAGCCATCATCCGGATGTAGGTCAGAAAATCCCTGTTTGCCCTCCTGCTTGCTATGACCCTCAAGGAGCGTTGAATGGTCTCGTAGGCTAGCTGGATATCAGCAGGAACCTCTTCGACGCTCTGAGGGGCCTTTTCTGGCGTTTTAGAGGCTATTGACGGAGCCGACACACCACCAACTGGACGTTGAAGCCTTTCCGAAGCCTCCAAAAGCAGTTCTTCCACTGTCTTTCTGATCTTCTTAGGTCTTCCACGACCCCTTTTAGGGACAATTGGTACTACATCTTGCTTATTTTCTTCTTGATTGTCCTTATTACCACCATCTGTAGTGTCGTTCATGTACTTTTAAAGCCCTTTCAATACTTAGGTTCTCTTAAAATTTTAACAAAAGCCCTTTACAAAGACAAGAAGATATGGTACACTAACGCTCTAGATAGGACGATGGAGATCTATATAGGGTCTCTATAGTAGTTCTTAGAGATATCTCTTATAGTTTATCTTTTAAAGATATACTATTAGAAGATTATCCTTTAAAGATACATATAAGAAGATATACAAAGAGATGGTTTGTCAAGATCTATTGAGTATTAGCAAGCCTTGTTTTTGAAAATATTTTGGTAGGTGGCCCTTTTGTGTTTTAAGACAAGGGGGCCTTTTTCATTTTCAGCATTGTCAAGCCCTGTTTTTTACTCTGTGTGGGTGGGTGGGGTATTATATATTTGCAAGCTGCGGTTGTCTTTGGGGTGGGGCCTCACGCGCCCTGCGCTGGATCCCTCGCAACCGAATCGGGGCAATTTAGTCCTAAATAAACCTGAGATTGCATCCATTTTGTATGTGCTTTCCATGTTACACGTGGAACAAAACGTGACCATTCGCGCCTTGTGGTTATTGTGTCTTTCCTGCCACACGTGTGTCTTTCCTGCCACCCTGCCCGTGTTGCATAAATGTCACGCATCCCCGCCACAGTGTTGCAAGAATGTCACACCTGCCACGCTTGCAGGGATGCACATATGCACATTCCTTTATATGTGAGCGTTTTCAATGGGTTACAACACAACGCAATTTAATTACCTAAACGCGCAACATAATTGCGTGAAAAGAGTTTTTTGCGCAATAAAATTACCTGTCACGTTTTGGCATGGATCTTGCAAGCTAGCAAGAACCGTGCCAACTAGACTGTCATAAAAGTGTCACTAAAGCTTCACCCCGTTGTAGCTTGAAATGTGGGACATTGGCGGTCCCCGAAAGGGGGGCGGGGACCCGTGCGTCCGGCACGTCCCGCGAACCAAACCCACTAGTGGGTTAGACGGAAGGACCGAAACGATGGGTAAGACGATCAAGACCGCCGCGTCCGTGATTGACGTGAACCAGAACGCGATGTTCTGTGAGGCTCTCGCCTTGCAGTCGCGCCTCGCCATCCTGTCCGAAGAGGCCGCGACCGTGCGCGGGATGCGGAACGACGCGGAATTCCGGCAGTACATCTTCGCGGCGCTCGGCGCGGTCGCCATGGGCATCAAGCCGCGCAGCAAGGGCAGCGTGGCGATGCGCGAGGCGATGATCGCGGCGGGGCGCACGAAGCGCAACGCCGAGACGCTGGTCGAGGTGACCTTGAATAAGCGGGTCGCGGAGCTTGCCCGCGCGGCGGCGCGCGACTCGGACCCCGTCGCGGCGCTGGTCGCTTCCTTCGCGGAGCTAGAAATCGACAGCGTTTCCAGCCTGAAGCGATGGCTGGCGCCCGCCGTCGACAAGGTCGACCGGCTGATGGAAACCATCGGCAAGCTTTCCGATGACGATGCGGACACGTTTGCCAGCGCCATCTTGAGGTGGCTGGCCGGCAGGGACGCGGCGGTCGACGCGGACGAGGACGCGGACGCCGCGTGACACAAGCAAGCGGCGGGGCGGCGGCGCACACAAAGCGCCGTCGCTCCCCGTTTGTTTTTTTTCGCCGCAGCTATCACGGCGAAGGCGAAGGCG